GCCATGCAGGAGCGCCAAGCCCTCTATGCGCACGATATAGCCCTTGGGCAAGGGGCAAGTACCTGGGTGGTCAATATGAGGGCGGCAACGCGCTCTGTGATCACCTACGGCATGTTCATCATGTTCATGTTTGTTGAGATCTTTGGCTTTTACTACGCTTGGCGCACCAATGTGGCGTTTGACGTTGCACTGAACCGCTTGTGGGATGACGACACCCAGATCATTTGGGCATGTATCGTGAGCTTCTGGTTTGGTGGTCAAGCGTTCAAAAAATGAACGTCAGCCCTAAGGCTTGCGAGATCATCCGCCACCACGAGGGGGTGCGGTACAAACCATATCGGTGCCCGGCAAAGCTCTGGACGATTGGTGTGGGCCATGTCATGTACCCCGAGCAGGGAAAGTTGAAGATTGATGACCGGGATGGGTTTGCCCTGCGCCCGGAAGACAATCGCGTGTGGACAAAGGAAGAAGTCGATGGGATTCTCAGGTTTGATCTTGCAAGGTTCGAGCGTGGAGTTGCTCAGTTTTGCCCAGTTCCCCTTACACAAGGCATGTTTGATGGCCTTGTCAGCTTTAGTTTTAATGTCGGTCTGGGAACACTCCAGCGTTCGACGCTTCGTCAAAAGTTGCTTCGGGGCGATAAAACGGGCGCTGGCGAGGAATTTTTGAAGTACTGCATGGCCGGTGGGAAAATCCTCAAAGGCCTGCAAAACCGGCGTGTGGACGAGCGTGCCTTGTTCTTGGGCTGAGACTTGATGTACTTCCCATCTGGTGTGACAATTGCACCGAACCGAAAGGAATGAAATGACGCCGTCCTGGGTGATGACATATGACAGCCTGACCTCCACTGTCCTTCAATATTTGGAGCGCAATGATGCCGCTGTTGTAAACGCCATTCCAACCTTCATCACACTGTGCGAATTTGAGATTGCCCAGGAGATCAAGACGCTTGGCCAGTTGCAGGTTGCAAACGCGACCATGAGCATCAACAACCCGGTGATTGTCAAGCCTGCAAGATGGCGCAAAACCGTGTCCATGACCATCGACACCGGGACAAACTCCCAGCCTTTGTTTTTGCGCAAGTATGAGTACCTGCGCAACTTCTGGCCAAATGAAGCCTTGACCGACCTGCCTCAATACTACGCCGACACGGACTACGAGCATTGGTACGTGGCTCCCACCCCAAGTCAGGCGTACAACTTCACAGTGCTCTATTACGAGCGCATTTCGCCCCTGAGCGAAACAAACCAGACCAACTGGCTGACCCAAAACGCGCCCAATGCCATGCTGTACGGGACATTGCTCCAGGCCATGCCGTTCCTCAAGAATGACGCAAGGCAGGTTTTCCAACAGAAGTACACCGAAGCCATCACCTCTTTGAAGACCGAAGATGTGGCGCGTGTTGGTGATCGTCAAGCCATCGCTGTGGACTCTTAATCATGACCAGTTACGTCAACCCATATACCGGCTCAACCATCAGCCCATCGCAAGTGGGCTATGAGAGCTTGACCATATCCACTGACACCACTTTGCAGTGGCCGGTGAATGGCAACACCACAGACGTTGTGGCCAACATCATTGATGTGTCGGCCAGCGCGGCCAACCTGAAGCTTGTTTTGCCATCAGCAACGGAAGTTTCAACCGGTCAGTCGGTGTTGATCCGAAATACCGGCGCCAACTCATTCACAGTGACCAACACCAGCTTGGCCACCGTGGTGACCATTGCGTCTGGCATTGCCCAGTACATTTACCTGACCGACAACACCACTCAAAACGGCGTGTGGGCCACCGTGACCTTTGGCGCCGGTGTGTCGCAGGCCAACGCCGCCACCCTGGCTGGATACGGCCTCACGGCAATCAACACCACGCTGAACACCAGCACTCAGGTGGTCCTGAGCTATTCCGATTACACATTCTTGCCCGATGACCGTTCATCGATCTATGTGTGGTCAAGTGGTGCTGGTACATTGACGTTGCCATCTTCATCGGGAGTTGGAGCAAGTTGGTTTGTGATCGTCAAAAACGACGGCACAGGCATTTTGAACATTGCCACCAATGGGTCTGACACCATTGATGGAAATGCCAGCGCACAGCTTCAGATCGGTGAGTCGTTTGTACTGTGCTCCAGTGGCTCAAACTACTACAGCTATGCATACGGAAGGTCGGCCACGTTCTTCTTCACCCAGTTGACCAAAAACGTCACTGGTGGGACGGTGACTTTGTCATCTGCTGAGGCGGCAAACATCATTCAAGAGTACCAGGGTGTTTTGACGTCCAACTGCATCGTGATCCTTCCGCCGACGGTTCAGCTTTACAGCTTGCAAAACAACACAACGGGCTCTTTCACACTGACATTCAAAACAAGTGCAGTTGGTGCCTCAACCGTGGTTTTGCCTCAAGGGCAAACCATCATTGCAATTTGCGATGGCACCAACGTCTACAACGCTCAAACTGCGACATCAAGCATCATCAGCGCCCTGACTATCGGAAATGGAACTGCGGCAAACCCCTCGCTATCCTTTTCGGGTGATGCGTCAACAGGCTTGTATTTGCCAGCATCCAGCCAGTTTGGAATTGCGGTGGCCGGGGCCAATGCGGCCACCTTCAAAACTGACGGCTTGTACGTACCGGCAGGCGTCGTTGGCGGGGCGTTTTAAATGACCGCAAAGGTTGTTCAGCTTACCGTCCTGCCCGGCATTCAGAGGGACGGCACTCAGTTCAACGCCCCGTCCTATGTGAACGGGTCTTGGGTGCGTTTTCAAAACAAGCTTCCCAGGAAGATGGGTGGGTATCGCGGGATGTTCCTGAACGGGACCAGCATCTCCCGTGGCATGACCATGTCCTCCCAAAACGGCCTGAACTATGTAATTTCTGGGTACAACAACGGCCTGGAGCAGTGGACAACCGACAACGATGATGGTGTGGGTTTTGGGCCGGTGCAGATCTCGCCTTCTGGCCCTGTTTTTACCTCAAGCCCAGAAAATCTTTGGCAGTTCGACATTGGTTATGACGCAACCGGAGGAGGGGTGAACCAACTGATCGCCCATCCCGGCCAGAATCTGACCGACATCACCAGCACGGTCAACACCAGACCCTTGTTTGGTGTTCTTGGCGGCACTACAGTGGCCGCTGTGGGCATTTTTACGGACACTGGCACCACCACGAGCGGATCTCCCAACGTGACGTTTGCCGCCATAAATGTGGCCATGGGACCGGGTGTGTCGGTGTCTGGGACGGGCATCCCTTCGGGCACGACCATCGTTTCTTCCGCCAGCGTCAGTACCAACATCACCTTGGCTGGCGTGGCCGTCACAGGCACCGCAGGGCAGTTTTCATGCAGCGCCACCACGCTATCCCTTGGCCAGCAAGTCATCGTCACCGGCACCCTGACGGGCACCGCAACGGGCGTTTCGGCCAACTTTTACTACATCGTTGCCACCAACGGCACCACGACGTTCACCCTGTCATCCACACCAAGTGGCTCAGGCATTGTCACAACGGCAGGAACAACCGATGGCCTGACCTTTGAGGCGCAGAATCCCAGTGTGTGGACAATCGTCCTGTCCGCCAACGCCACGGCATCGGGCACTGTGAGTTTGACCTTCGACAACAACGTGTCGGTGTCTGGTGGCGTGGTGATGTTGCACCCGTACCTGTTTGTGTATGGCAACTATGGGTTGATCAAAAACTGTTCCGCAGGAAACTTCAACGACTGGACTTCTGCGGATGCCAACGAGAACTCAGTGTCCACCGGTAAAGTGATTCGGGGCCTTCCACTGCGAGGTGGTACCACGTCCCCTGCCGGGTTGTTTTGGACCACGGATTCAGTGGTTAGGGTGTCCTACAGCCCATCTTCCGTGGGTGGTGTCAGCTTCTTCTGGCGGTATGACCTTTTGACCAGCCAATCGTCAATCATGTCCAGCCAGTGCATTGTTGAGTATGACGGCATCTTTTTCTGGGCTGGTGTGGATCGATTCCTGATGTACAACGGTGTCGTGCAAGAGGTGCCCAACACGCAAAACCTGAACTGGTTTTTTGACAATGTCAACTACAACCAGCGGCAAAAAGTATGGTGTACCAAGGTGCCACGCTGGGGTGAGATCTGGTGGTTTTACCCCCGTGGGGACGCCACCGAATGCACCGACGCCATCATCTACAACGTGCGCGAAAAGTGCTGGTATGACGCCGGTGAAGCTTTGGGCGCTCGACGTTCAGCAGGCACGTTCTCTGAGGTGTTCCGCTTTCCCATTTGGGGCGGCACCGAAGCCAACAGCACCGGCAAATACACCCTGTGGCAACACGAAACCGGCACCAACCGGATCTACCTCAACACGGTGAGCGCCATCGATTCATTCTTTGAAACTCCCACGTTGGGTGCCATGACCGGGCTCGTGGGCTCCAACCAGGGTGCTGGGGATAACCTGTGGACACGTTGTGAGCGGGTTGAGCCTGACTTTGTGCAGTCCCAGCAGATGTACCTTGTGGTGACCGGCAAGGGCTACGCCGACGACACGGACCAACCGTCCGACCCATACTATTTTGATGACACCACTTTGAAGGTGGACATGCGTGAACAGCGCCGTGAGATGCGTTTGCGCTTTGGAAGCAATACTCAGAACGGCGACTACTTCGCTGGGCGCATCCTGCTGTCACTGGAGAGCGGCGATGTGCGCGGAACGGGCAACCCATGATCACCTACGACCCTCGCGGTATGGTGTGGACGCAGTATTGCAAGCTCATGGAGGAGCTATTTGCACCCCAGCAGATCGGCAATGTGCCCGAGGATCGCTGGCGCGATTGGGTCGATGGCATCAACGGCATCGGGTTCTTTACGCAATCAGCAATCCCTGATCACCGTGCGTATACCGATTGGCAGGACTGGGCCATGGCCATGTGCGGCATCATGATTCTTGAGGGCTGACATGAAAACTGACGCAGACATTGTGCGCACAGAGATTGAGGTTGGTGGCGCCGACATTGGGTGGAAGGCCGCATACCAGCAAGTGGAGAATATGCGCAAAGATCCGAGGAATTGCGTTGTGCGATTCAATGACAGCATTTTCGTTGCGACATCTATTGAGCCTGGGGTGGTCCGGTTCTTCATGTGCAACGCAGACACATTGAGCAACATGCCCAAAAGCCTCAAGAGCTTTTTTGACATGATGGCCAAAGACAACAAAAAATTGCTCTGGTCAACCAAGCGTAAAGCCATGCTCCGCATGCTCAACAAGACCGGCCACAAAAGCAAATACAGTTGTGTGGACGGCGTATATCACGGAGAGGTAATTCTGTAATGTGTTTTCTCACTGATCCCCAGTACAGCGGCGCTCCCGCCCCAGGCCAGGGGGGTCAGATCCTGCCCGGTGGTGGTGCGCTCAATCCATTCAACCCAGGATCTGCCGCCAACCAAGCGTTTGGGGGTCTTGGTGAATTCAACATCTGGAACCCGGACTCTGCGGTTGGTAAAGCGGCTAATGACGTAGCCAAAAATCTTGGCACAGGATTGCAAGCCATTGCAAACGACCCACGCAAGTTGGCCGCTGTGGGCATCATGGTGGCCTTCCCTGGGGCCGCATCGGCTGTTGGTAGCTACCTCATGCCAGCATCGGTTGCCGCCTCATATCCAACTTTGACGGCCATCGTGGGGCAAACCGCATTGAATGCCGCCACAAATGGTGGTGACGTTAAGGCGGCTGTGACCAATGCCTTGATTCAGCAAGGTGCGCCAGAGCTTGTAAAAGAATTGTCAAAGTCATACGCCACGGAGGGCGTCAGCAAGTTGGTCACTGACTGGGCCGCAAAAGCCACCGTGGATGCCGGTATTGCCACAGCAATGGGTAAGGACCCAACCACAGCGCTTTTGTTCAGCGGGGCCAAAGCGGCCACAGATGCGGTGATGAGCCAAACGGGGATTTCCAATGGCTTGTCTATGCTACCCAAGGAGGCGGCAAGCGCGGCCAAAGCGGCCATCACGGCAAAGATCATGAACATTGATCCAACCAAAGCTGTTGCCCAGGACTTGATCAATCAAGCCATTGGAGCCGCCAAGGGCATGGTTCAAGCGCAGTGGGTTGCAAAGGGAAATGGCCTGCCTGCACTGACAGAGGATCAACTCAGCAAAATTTCTCCTGACGCCATCACGGATGCAAACGGCATCAAAAATTTTGTGATGGATGCCGCCGCCGAAAATGAAGGCTGGAAAGACAATTACGAAAAATTTCTTGCCGCAGAGCGGGGAATTACGAACCCCGAGGAATACCGCAAAGTTCAAGAGATAGGCACCGGGGATTTTGGGCGGAATGTGCAGGGAACTGTTTATTCGGACGGCATGTATCAGCCATACGGTGACGCCGCGCCAAGGCTTCCAACAGCCGAAGAGGCCGAAACACTGAAAGGGCATTTTGAGCGCTCTGGCAAAGAAGTGCCAAAAAATGTGTTGGACGCCCTGCCCAAAGCGCCCGAGCCTCCTGTTGCCGCCGAAGAGCCTGAGGAGCCCGGTGGTGGCTTGCCTGTTACGCCGCCCGTGGCCACTGAAACGCCTGAGCCCCCCACGGGCGGCCTGCCTGTTGATGGTGAAAAGCCAGACGCCAAAGAGCCTGTGGTTGACCTTAACAAATGGGAGCCTCAAGCGCCGGTTGGCGGTTTGCCCACCGAGCCCACCCTGGACAATGAGCTTGAGTTGCCCGAGGGCATAAATCCCACACCAGTTCTTGACAATGAACTTGAGCCACCAAGCTTGCTTCCAACAGAGCCCGTTCTTGACAACGAACTTGAGCCCACATGCGAACCCGGTTATGTGTTTGACCACAATAGCAATTCGTGCGTGCCCGACACCAAAATGCCGGGCACCACGCCACCCACGACCAAGCCGCCGACCACAACGCCACCGGGCACAAAGCCACCGGCAACCACCACGCCACCGGCAACCACGACCCCGACCGCTCCAGCCGTGCCAACCGGCGGATTGCCTGCGGCCACTCAGTCTACGTCGCCCACCATTCCGTGGCTGGATACCAAGCCCCAAACACTGGAAGTCAAAAGCAGGGCGCCAAGCAGGGGTGCTTCCGAGCCATTGCGTCAGCTTTATGAGAGGGTGGACCCCAACCTGATGGAGGTGTTCGCTGATCGCGGGTTCACGCCTCAAGGGTATTCAGGCGGGTCAAGCGTGAGCAATGTGTTTACCGACTTCACCTCGAGCCTGGAAAAGGGCATGCCCAAGTTTTCCCCGACTCGTGATGCAATGATCAGCACGGGCACGCGCAAGGCCCAACAAAGCGGACTGGGATCGGCCTCCAAGCTTCCCCAGTTGCGATCCAGCCTGACCGGCAACGCCAAGGGCGGTTTACCGGCCAAATATGCCCAGGCGGCACCCAAGGGTCACAACCCTGAATTCATCACCGGCTTGACCGGTTTCTACGCGAATGGCAGGGGTACTGGGCAGTCCGATGACATCCCAGCCATGCTCCATGACGGAGACTACGTGATGGACGCCGACACTGTGGCGGCTTTGGGGGATGGGTCCAGCAAGGCGGGTGCCCTGAGCTTGGCCAATTTCCAAAAGCAGGTGCCCCATGAGTTGAGTTCGGGCGGCAGTGCCGTCCCAGCCAAGATTGCCGATGGCGAATACGTCTTCCCTGAGCCCCTGGTGACCTCACTGGGCGGGGGCGACAACAAGAAGGGTGCGCAAATGCTTGATGAAATGAGAGAGCAAATTCGAGCGCACAAAAGATCGGCCCCTACATCTAAAATCCCCCCGAAAGCAAAATCTCCTCTTGATTACCTCAAGATGGTGAAAGGTTAAAAATGGCAAATTTGCTCGAGTCAAGTCAAACGCAAGCGACGACCGCACCGGACTACTACAACACCCACCTGCAAAATCTTGCCACCTCAGGTGCAAAGGCGGTTGCAGATGCCAAGTTCATTGGCGCCCAACCCCTGCAAGAGCAGGCGTATGGCAAGGTGGCTGAGGCTGGAAGCTCCTACGTTCCGCAACTTACCAAGGCGGCAGAAACGGTGGGTAGAGGCGTCGAGGCCACATCACCCCTGGATGCTGGTGCCCAGTACTTGAATCGGGCGGCAAATTTCAACCCGGCTGAGACGGCGGGTTCATACATGAACCCTTTTGCCCGGACCGCCGCTGGCAGTCTGTCGGACATTGCCCAGCGCAACATTCAGCAGAACGTGTCACCCAATGCCGTTGCCGGTGCTGTGGGTGCCGGGCAGTTTGGGTCCCAGCGTGGCGCACAGGTTTTGGGGCAATTGCAAGCCAATGAGCGCCAAAACCTGAACAGCCAGATTGCCCAGATGATGAACACGGGCTATGGGCAGGCTTTGAATGCCGCCACGGCCCAGGGTAATTTGCTTGGGCAGGTGGGGTCGACCGCAGGCACGCAGGCCTCTGAAACGCAGAAAAACTTGGGTGCTTTGGGAACAACCCAAGGCAACTTGGCCGAGGCAGAGCAAAAACTTGGTCTTGCCGATGTGAATGCCTTGTCCACCATGGGTGAGCAACAGCGCTTGCTAAAGCAAAAAGAGCAGGAATATCCGCTGACCAAGTTGCAGGAGCTGTCCAGCATCATGCAGGGCTATCAGATCCCCACCAGCACCACCACCAAGCTGGATATGTCGCCCTTGTCGGCGCTTGGATCGCTCACAGGCTTGGGTGCTGGCTTGTTCACGCCCAAGTACGATAGTGCTGGCAAGAAGATCGAAAATAGCTCGTTGTGGGACCAGATTAAGGGTGCCATTAGTAGCGCCCCAACATCCCCAACAACACCTGGAGTTGGCGGTCTACCTGGAGTGACTCCGGTTCTTCCTGGTGAACTTGAGCCGCCTGAGGGTATAAACCCAACCCCAGTACTTCCTGGTGAGCTTGAGCCACCAGAGGGTATCAATCCAACGCCAGTTCTTCCCGGTGAACTTGAGCCGCCGCCTGATTACACTGTGTCGCCTGAAATTGACTTCACAATGCCAGTTGAAGACTTTGGCGATTGGTCAGAACCAGGATAAAAGGAACCATCATGGCAACAACACCACCTCTAAGCCTTGCGACCGACCCCGGAAGGATCAATCCCGTTGGCGCTCAACAATCGGATTTGGAAGAGTATCAAAAGTCACTCGAATCCCAAATCAAAGCGCTTGAGCAACGCTACAACCAGCCCAACTGGTTCAACGTGGCCGCAGGCTTTGCCAAGCCCCAATTGGGCGGATTTTTTGCGTCCCTGGGTAGTGCATCACAAGCCCTGGGTGAGAACGAGGAAAAACGCCGTGAGTCGATGTTGCCCATCGCTCAGATGCGCACACAGCTTGCACAGTCCAA